AGTTAAAACATCCGAATCATGCCGATTATGTCGCTTGCCATTTGCATATAAAAGAAAAGTTCCCGCCAAAAACGCATGGGGGAGCGAACGCTATTCGCAAGAAAACAGATTCTTGTGGCAAGTTCAAGGAAAAACAAAAGGACGGTGAATAATGACAAAGATTGTTTTGCGTAAAAAAGTGCAAGAGAAAGATTTCGTATTGATCAAAGAAAGAATTATTGCAGAGGTGGATGAGGCTTTCGCGAAGGGATATATTATAGAAGTTAAATTCACGAGGCGATTACTATTCCCGGCAGAGGATAGAGCCCCAGATCAAACTGTACTCACAATAACAAAAGATTAACCATCCAAGCCCTCAATGAAGAGGGCTTTTTTATTCCCTCCCCAATAAAACACTTCTACAGTAGAACATTCGATTCTCGTCTATTTCACGCAATAAATCCTTTTCATAACGTGCAGAAAATAACTGTGTGCTATGAACAAACTGAGCCTCAATGACTGGTTTTTCATCGCAGGAATCCTAAGCCTTGCGTCCGGTGTCTATATGACACTTGGAGCGGGGCTTTGCCTTGTTATAGTCGGAATATTGTTCCTTGTCATTGCTGTTTTACCGCATTTAAAGGGCGTGAAGCGTGATTCTTAACAGACTGTTTGCGGACGCTGTTCCGAATCGGGACTTTATCGCATCCAAGGGAGATCAGGGCGGAGCGTGGATGAATACGGCGGCGGGCGAGCGCGTGGATGAAATAACGGCTCTCAATCTGTCTGGAGTCTGGCGGTGTTGCACGGTCATAACGAACGATGTGAAGAAATTGCCGTGGCATGTGTTCGAGAAGGTTGGGGCGACAAGGGTTTTACAGGTTGACCATGATTTGAATTACATCATATCGGTCGAGCCAAACCCTGAAATGGATTCATGCACTTTCAGGGAGGTTTTACAGATTCACGCACTGCTATCGGGTAACGGATACGCAGAGATTGAGCGCAACTATTACGGCGACGTTGTCGCATTGTGGCCTATCAACTCTTTCAACGTCACTCCCAAGCGCAGAACATCAGGCCAGTTGTACTATGAGGTCAGAAATGCAGGTGGAGGCGCGAAAGAGTTGCCTCCTGAAAACATTTTTCATCTCAAGGGTCTTGGTTTGGATGGAATATCAGGGATCGGAGTGATAAGCAATGCCCGGGAAACAATCGGCGGCGGGTTCGCTCTCCAAAAGGCCGGAAACAGCGTTTTCCGTAATGGGTTCAGGCCGTCAGGAGTTTTGGAGCACCCCGGAACGCTTTCAGATACCGCTTTTGAGCACTTGAGATCAAGCTTTACGCGGATGTACGCCGGGGCAGGAAACACCGGAAAGCCGATTATTGCTGAAGAGGGGATGAAGTGGACGCAACTTTCGATGAATCTGGCAGATGCTCAGTTCCTCGGTTCCCACGAGTTCAATTTACAGGAAATTGCTCGATGGTTTGGTGTCAAAAGCTACAAGTTGGGCATCATGGTAAGGGAAACCCACTCAAATATCTTTCAGAACGCTCAGGAACATATAGACGAAACCATCCTCCCTTGGATCCTGAAATGGGAGATGGAGGCAAGGCGTAAGTTTTTCGGCCCTACAAAAAAGACGTTTTACACAAAGTTCGATTTCCGCGGGATGCTCAGGGGGGATCCGGCAGCTAGGGGAGCTTTTTATAAGGATATGGCAACGCTTGGAGCATACAGTATCAACGAGATCAGAGCCAACGAAGATGAAGATCCGATTGACCCAAAACTCGGTAACGCTCGGATCGTGCCGATGAACATGATGACGCTGGAACAGATGGTAGAGGGGAAATCACTGTCGCAACCGAAAACAGCATCTGCAGCGAAAATTATTGAGAGTGTATTTGCGCGATCATTGAGGAAGGAAGAAAAGGCGATAAGCAGGAAGGGCGGAAAACAAAATACTCCTGAATGGGCGGATTTGTTTTACTCCGAAATAGCGAGTGAACTTAGAGATAATCTGGAAGAGGTAGCGGAGCCAGCCTTAAAGATGGCAGGGATGCAGTATAAAACAGAAAAAGCAGATGGTTTTATAAATCGGTACGTCTCGGAAGGCAGTCAAAGCGCGATTGCGGGGATTGATTTACATACGGATTTCCCAAGCGAGACAGCAAGAAAATTTATAGAGGCGATGATATGAAACGTTACATGTGGTCGATAACGGAAACGGCATACCAGTGGATGCACAATATTCTTGTGTTTGGTCAGAAGCCAGAGAGTAAGGATATGCTTGCCGGATTGACGCTATCAGCCGCAGCACCGGCACCGGTTATCAGGAAGGAGGGTGGCATTGCGTTTATCGACATTACCGGCATGATGATGCAGAATCCCGGATTTATCGAGCGGGTATATATGGGTGCAACTGACACCATCGCGATAGGTCAGGCAATTAAGGACGCTGGATCTGATGCGTCAATTCAAAGGATCGCTCTTTTAATCGATTCACCCGGAGGGACGGTATCGGGCACGGCAGAACTTGGCGATATCGTTTCTCAAGTTGGTTCGGTGAAACCAGTATCGGCTTATGTGTCTGATGTTTGCGCATCGGCGGCATATTGGGTAGCGAGTCAGGCAAGTACCATAACCGCTAATAAAACGGCAGTGGTGGGTAGTATTGGGGTAAGGATGGCGATGTATGATTATTCAGCGGCTTATGAGCAGGCGGGCGTGAAAGTCATTCCGATTGATACCGGAAAATTCAAAAGCGCAGGACTTCTCGGTACTGAGGTAACAGCCGATCAGATACAGATGTACCAGGATATTATAGATGAGCATTTTGGAAGGTTTTCCGATGCAGTGATGACAGGGCGCGGGATGACCGACAAGCAGTTTGGCGCGGTAAAGGATGCACAGATTTTCAGCGCAACGCAAGCAGTCGGAAAGAATTTGGTTGACGGGGTGAACACTCTTCAAGGCTTTGTTGATGGTCTTGTAGCATCATGCGCGCCAAAAGGAAGGAATACTAAAACCAGTCGGGCAAGGCTGGCATTACTTGAAATTTAATCTGCCGAGTCAGAGAAATACAATCTCATAAAAAACGTAAAACAGGTAACGACATGAAAGAGAAATTGAAAAAACTGATGGCATCGGCACAAGAGCTATTGAACATCGCTGATACAAATCAGGGCGGGATTATGACCGCAGAGCAGGAGGCTGAATTTTCGGGCTATGAAACGCAAATGAAAAGCATTAAAGCGCAGATTGATCGAACATCAAGCTTGGTCGCGCTCAGCGAAGGATTTGAAAGCGGGATCAGGATCACAAGACCTGAATCCATTATTATCGGAAAGGATCGTCTTGAGGATGACAGGAAGGGCGGTTATGCGTGCCTCGGTGAGTACGCTCTTGATGTGATGAGCGCAGTTATCCCTGGTAGCACAGGGCTGAGCGACAGACTGAAAATCCTCGCAGCTCCATCAGGTCAAGCAACTTCCCGCGGCGGGGATGAATCGTTTCAAGTCCCTGTTGATTTCAGAGAGGCAATTTGGCAGAACGTCTATGGTACAGAAACCTCATTCGACATTTTCAGCCTCTTCAACCCTACGCCAACAAACAGAAGCACGGTTCAGATCCCGAAAGATGAGTCTACTCCATGGGGAACAACCGGTGTGCAGGCGTATTGGGGTAGTGAGAGCGGACAGATGACGGGATCAAATCCTGCCACAAAAATGGATTTGGTTCCTGTAGACTTCCTTTATGCTTTTGTTCTTGCCACAGAAGACTTGCTGGCAGATTTGCCGATGTTCAACAACAGGATCACTCAGAAATCAGGCGACGCGATTAGATTCAAAGCCAGCAACGCGATTGTTTCCGGTGACGGTATTGGAAAGCCAAAGGGATTTATGAACGGAGGGTCATTGGTCACTGTAGCTAAAGAAACCTCTCAGTCAACAGCTTCAATCGTCGCGCAGAATATCGCAAACATGTATTCACGGCTTATCAGCCCTCAGCGCGGTTTTTGGCTTGTGTCACCTGACGCTTTCCCGCAGTTGATAACAATGACGCTGAATAATAACCCTATCTGGATCCCTGAAGATGGCGGTTTTACCCAGAAACCGAATGGCCTGCTTCTTGGTCAGCCCATGTACTTGACTGAGCACAACAGCACTCTTGGAACCGTTGGTGATATCGTGTTTGTCAACCCTGATGGCTACCTGTTACTTCAGCGCTCAAGCGCTCCTGAGTATGCTGAATCCATTCACTTATACTTTGACTATAACATCAGAGCATTCAGGTGGATTTTCCGCATGGGTGGGCAGCCTTATTCTAATGCCGCAGTGTCAACATTTAAGACCAGTACCACTAGGTCTCACTTTGTGACACTGGCAACCAGACCGTAACACGCCCATTGAAAAGGGGAGGTTGTTCCTCCCCGACATTTTTAAACACTGAAACCAATTTGAGTTATGAGCAATACGCAACTTAAGCCAACTGATATCACCGCCATTATCGGTGTGATTAATCCGGTATCGACAGCGACGACTGTTAACAGCGGATGGATTGATATTTCAAACTTCCACAGCATCGAAGCCCTTGTCACAGCCGGAGTCCTTGGCACTTCAGCAACCGTTGACGCAAAGATTCAGCAGGCTTCTTCAAGCTCCGGCACTGGCGCAAAAGACGTGACGGGTAAGAGCATTACGCAGCTTGTCAAGGCCACTGACGACAACAAACTCGGACAGATCAATCTGTTTGCATCAGAACTGGACCTTAATAACGGGTTCCGATGGGTTCAGCTTTCGATCACGGTTGGAACGGCAGCATCCCTTGTTTCGGGTCACGTTATCGGATTCTCAGTACGTTATGACCCGGCCAGTGACTTAAATATTTCTGGTGTGAAGTCGATTACCTGAGGAAGTAAGGCGGGGTGTGCTGATTCCCTGCCCGAAACCGGCAGATAGCTCAATTGGTAGAGCTTTGGTCTCCAGAACCAAAGGTTCAAGGTTCGAATCCTTGTCTGACCGGCTAAAAAAAGAAAAATTATGATCGCTCTACGCAGAATAACAGAACCCGTAAACCAGCCAGTCACGCTATCGGACGTGAAAATGGCTGGTCGCATCTCAACATCAGCGCACGACTCGATGTTGGCGGGGCTGATTCTTTCTGCTGTTGATGTGGTCGAGAATCACACGCACAGAGCAATCATCACGCAGACATGGAAGAAAACGGTAAGCGATTACGGCATTAATAACCGGAAACTTCCAAGGCCTCCGCTTCAGTCGATCACGTCCGTGAAGTATATGGATATGGCCGTTACGCAGCAGACAGTAAGCTCATCGATTTATCAGGTCGACACCGCTTCAGAACCAGGTAGTTTCAGCCGGTTGCCTGGTCAGATTTGGCCGCAAATCGCACCAGGGTATAAAAACCCTATTGAGATCACGTTTGTGGTTGGTTATGGAGATGATGCAACCGCAGTACCGGCAATGCTCAAGCAGGCCATTATTGCTCTTGTCGCTCATTGGTACTCATTCGGTGTCGGAGAAGTCATACCCGATGGAGTAAAAAGGGCTCTTGATAACTTTGTTGTCCGGTACGAACTGGAAGAGCAAGACGAATTTGCATCGAACACGAAAAACCAAGGTTATGGCGTATACCTATAAGCCTTGCAATCCGGCAGAGTATGACCGGTGCATACAGATACAGAGCAAAGTCAAGGCGCAGGATGCATACGGGGCTGAGACGGTTACTTTATCGCCATTTGTAACGGATGGTTGGGCAAAGCGAAAAGATGGAGCTACAAGAGAGTTCTATGCGGGGACATTGAAGCAGGGGCTTGAAGGCAGTAAAATTGCAGTCGCCTTGGTCATGTATACGATGAGGTACGTCGAAGGGTTAAGTCAAGACATGGTAATCATTGAGGACGGGATTGTGTACGACATTGTCGACACAGCGGAACTTGGGCGGAAAATGGAACATCAGGTAATCTGTAAAACAAACGCAGTATAAATTTATAACGCAATGGCATATACGCAGGGACAGTTAGCACAAATCAAACGAGTTTCTGACGCTATCAATAGTGCAGTTCAGATTTCTATTTCATCCGAATCAGTGCTGGAAAAGGTCGCAGCAATCAATCAGAATGCGCAGGACGTAATCCGAGAATCAAATGAGGCATTAGCCGGGCTTTTGTCAATACAAGCCGCGCTGCAAAATGACCAAGCAGATGAAACCCATTTGCAACCAGTTCTTGACCAGGCTGCGCTAAACGAAAGTAACGTGTTGTCACTTGTTGCCGCATTAAGCGCAGCTCTTGCCCCTGCCGAATAATGGAATACGTCGTCTTAAATGGAGTTGCTGAAGCAGCTGATATGCTTTCACAGTTATCCGACAAGCTCGGAAAACAGGTTTGTCGTTCAGCTGCACAAGCTGGAGCGACAACAATGAAAAAAGAGGTAATTGCACGCGCTCCAGTAAGCAATGTTGACCGCGTAAAAGTGTACGGTTCAAACGGAAATAAGTTCAGCAAATACGACTATACGCGGCGACATCTGAGAAATCAGATCACCACAAAATCAGTAAAGTCTAATAATGCTGATGTAAAGATACTGATTAATACCGGCGACGCATTTTGGGGGTTATTCACGGAGAAAGGTACAAAAAAAGGAATCAGTGCTCAGAAGTGGTTTAAGGGTGCTTTTGAGTCTTGCGAAAACCCTGTATTGGACGCAATCGAAACAAAGTTTACGGATGCTGTGATGAAAAATATATCAGCGTAATGAGTGTAATAGATGCACCTTCAGCTGTGAATTATCGGCTACAAAACTTTGCTGAATTGGTAGCGTTGACCGGAACTCGGTGGTTTCCGGACATGATTCCGCAGAACACAGCAAAACCTTGCGGGTATTATGAGCAGACGGATTCGACAGACGAAACTGACGCGATGGGGACGAGCGAAGGGGTTGAATCAACAAACTTTGAATTAACGATTGTTGGCGACACGAAAGCAAGTTGTCAGTCGGTCATGGCGAAAGTTAAAAAGGCGTTTCGGCGATGGTCAGCAACTCAAGACGGCTTTGTGGTGATGGATTGCTTTCTGGAGGGAACTGATACCGGATACTCGAATGATTCTTTAGAGTTTATTGGCGCGGTCAGGATAAAATTAATGCACCAAACGACATAAAAAATGGCAAAAGAAATACTTAAGAATCAGCGGATATTTCTTGGCGGGTACGAGTTTACGACCATCAGTAATAGTGTCAAAATGTCGTTTACCCGTGAAACACCAGACGCTACGACATTCGGATCAAGCGCAAAAAAGAGGATACCAGGTCTTAAAGATGCGTCTATTGGGATTGGCGGTTTTGTCGATTATGGCATAACTGGGTCGTTGCTTGGGCATGATCAGTCTCTTTATGATGGGCTTGTCAGCGCATATGGCGATTTGCTTATGTCTATTATCCCGCAGAGTCCTATTGCCGGAGGTACTGCGTTTTTTGTAAACGCTCAGTATTCAAGCCTTGATCAGCTAGGCAAAGTCGGTGAAGTACAGCCGTTTTCTTTGGCAGGCGCCGGTGACGGTGGCGCGTACCGTGGAAAGATGATGGTCATACCGACAACTGATATTACGGCAACCGGTTCCAGCGCGGTCTATAACGACACAACTGCGGCTGCCGGAAAAAAGATCAGGATAGCACTGCATGTTACATCCATTACGGGGACTACACCTACCATTGCATTCGTGCTCAATTCCAGTGCTGTAGTTGGAATGACTTCACCAACGGTATTAGCGACGTTTACAAGCATGAACGCTATCGGCACTCAATACTTTGAGGTGACTCTTGCAAACACAAACGCATACTTCCAGTTGGCTTATACGGTAACAGGAACATTACCACACATTACAGCACTTGCAACTTTCTCAATTCTTTAAGGGATAAAAAATGGCAAAAACGACAATTACCAACGCATACGTTCAGATCGTAAACAACGACGCATCAGGGAACACGTTTGATTTATCGGATCACGTCCAGAGTGTAACGCTCAAGTACAGCCGGGAAACCCCTGAAAGCACGTCAATGGGCGCATCAGCTAAAGGGCGGTTGACCGGGTTGCAGGACTGCACGGTCAACCTTAATCTTTATCAGGACTACGCAGCGGGAAAGGTTGATGCTGCTTTATGGGAGCTTTTTAACGCAGCAAGTTCAAGCACCATCACGATTAAGCCCGCAAACGCAGCAATAAGCGCAACAAACCCGAGATACTACGGAAACGTGATTGTAAGCAACTATGAACCATCAAGCGGCAAGGTGGGAGATATTGCGATGCAAAACATCTCTTTACCAGCCGACGGCGCAATTCTTAGAGCGATAACTTAATCATAAATCATTAAATCAGCACTTATGAAGAAGGTTGTAAGATCCGAGAAAGAATCTCTTTTGTCTCAAGATTGGTTTCGGACTGTCGATGTTGTTGTTCCTACTAAAAAAGGTACGGCGACATTATGGATAAAAGAGTTGAATGGAGAGCAGCATGCAGTCATTCGATCACGGATGGTTCAGCATCGAGACCGTCTTGGTTTGACGGATAGCGATCATTTGACCGTTGAATTGTTTCAGCACTTGTGTGACGAGTGGTCGATCAGGTCATTGATAGATAGCGACGGGGAGTTTATGTTTGCGACAGATGAGGAGGTTGATTCTGCCGCAAAGACATTGCCGCCAACAGTCAGGAAAATTGTCTGGGATGCTGTGGATGAGCTGAATGTCATAACGATAACAAAAGTTGATGAACTCAAAAAAAAATTGAACGGGACGGTAGAGACTGGTTTATCTACCACACAAAACTTAGCCGTGAGTTAGGATTTCCGAGCAGACGGCGTATGCTCCGTGAGTTGACAAGTGCTGAGCTCGCGGAGCATAATATTTTTGATCAGATGACGAATGACGACGCGATTGAAAAAGCACTTGATGAGGAAGAAGAAGGGTTAGCGGAAAAAGCATTGACAAAGGCAAGAGAGTATAAACGTCGGTAACAATGGCAGCAAGTAAAAGCATCGGTAATTTATACGCCAGTCTTGGCTTGTCAACAGGCCCTTTCACAAAATCCGTTGAGGACGCAAAAAAAGGGTTCAGGGATTTAAGCGATTCTGCAGCATCGAGTGGTACGGGAATGGGGACTCTTCAAGGAGGGGTAACTAATCTTGCCGGCGGCTTTACATCACTTGTCCCTGCTATTGCTGGCGTAACCGCGGTGTTGGGTGGAGGAGCTGCTTTTGCTGGTTCGGTTAGTGCTTTTCTTGATCTTGCATCTGGCGTTAAGCAGCTTGAGACTCGTTTCGGTATGTCCGCTGAAGCTGCATCACAAATGTCCACACAGCTTAAGCTTGTCGGAATATCCACGGATGATTATACGTCGATGGCGTTTAAATTGGACAAGCAGGTCAAAAGCAATGAGGCTGGGTTAAATGCGATGGGTGTCGCTACACGAGATTCAAACGGACATTTACTTGATCAAAAAACGTTAATGGAAAACGCTACAACGTCAATGATGAGTTATGCTGCCGGAACTGATCGGAACGAAGCAGCAATGCGATTATTTGGCAAGTCCGGCGATGATGCTATGAGCTTGATGAAATTAAATGAAGCGACATTACAGCGCGCAGCAGTTTTAACGGACGCTTACGGACTTGCTCTTAATGATGTTTCATTGCAAAAAGCCAAAGATTACAAGATCGCAATGAATGAGGTGAAGCTTGCCGGTGAATCTGTCGCATCGCATATTGGAGAAGCGATGGTACCGACATTGACGACGCTTGCTCAAACGTTTACCGATATCGCTGTCGATGTTGTCCCAAGCCTTAACAATGGGTTCGATCTCGCAGGGACGGTATTCTCTGGAGTCGCTGATATCTTTAAATACGGTGTCGATGCGGTCCATCAAATCTTTAATTCGCTATCAGGTATCGTCAGTAGTGCATTCGGATCCGACATGCCCGCAGATTTTTTCACCTGGTCAACGGCGATGAATGTGGCCGGTACGGCTGTAACCGTTATCGTGTCAGGAATGAAGGTGGCTATTGATACGCTCGTCTTCGCTGTGCAATCGGCAGGGATAGGGATAAGTGTGCTCAGTTCTGCGGCTGGTGCAGCTATTTCAGGCGATTGGGATAAAGTGACATCGATTGTTCAGAAGGGGTTTTCCGATGTACAGGCATTCCAAAGTACTTACTCCGCAAAGATGGCGGCAAATGCGATAAGTGTCGAGGCATCGTTAACTAAGATATGGATGTCCAACGATAAGGTATCTGAGTCAAACAAAAATCACGGAAAAACGCTTGATGATTTATCGGGGAAACAAAAAGCGGCGACGGGTGCAACCGACGACGGCACTGCAGCGTATAATAGGCAAGTCGATGCCTTTAATGCGCTCATCGACGAAAACATAAAGGTAGATGCAGCAATGGCGAAGGTGTCAGCGTCAACTCTTACAGTGCAGCAAGCGACGGACAACTTGACTGCGGCAGATAAAGCGCTGGCGGAGGTAAGGGCACAATCACACACGTTAATCATGCAGGGGGTGCAAGATGGAGTTGATTACGTCGCGATTAAAAAACAAGAAGAAGCCGCTGAAAAACTTGATCATCAGGCGAAATCAGACTTAAATAAAGTAAAAGAAGCATCTATAAAGTTTGAAGAAGACCTAAACAAAGCCATTGCCGCCAACATCATACAGAGCGGGATATTGGTACCGAATATCATGAGCGTGAAAGATGCTCAAGCGGCTTATAATGCGACACTGCAAGCGGGCCATGAACTCGCTGTAAGCGGGCTCGCTGACGGGATATCAGAAAAAGCGAATAAAGAGCAGCAAGTCATAGCTGCGAATAATCTCAAAGCGGCTCAAGATAACCTTAAACTCTCAACTCAAAACGTCTCAACAGCAGTAACCGACGTACAGGCTGCATACGTAGCATGGGGCGGGACTGCAAATCCAGCGGTTACCGCTCTTGCTACCGACATCGGGAAGATGAACGGATCGCTCGGGAGTACGCTCACGGTTTTGGGCGATGTATCCAAGGCTTTTGGTGGCGCGTTTGGTGATACAGTATCAAAGATCATCTCTGTTTTAAACGCGCTCAACTCGGTTAATAATGCTCTCGGTAGCATGTCAACGCTTGCAAATTCCGTAGGGCAAGCAATCGGGCTTATAGGTGGAAGCGGGTCAAGTTCTGGCGGAGTTAGTGGATTGATAAGTGCAGGATCAGCATTAAGCACGGTCGGGAGCGTTACAGGAATAAGCAGTGCTCTTGGCCTAACGGGAAGCGCTGCAGCTGCCGGTGGGGCTATTGCAGAAGCCGGTGGATATGGCGCCAGTATAGTTGCATCATCGTTGGCGGAAGGTTCGGCAGCTATTGCTGAAGGGTCTGCACTTGCAGAAGGGTCTGCGCTTGCAGCAGGTACAGCAGGCGGCGCAGGTACGTTAGCCGCTATCGCCTCAGTCGCTCTTCCCCTCGCACTTGCTGGGGGCGTGATCTATGGTATATCGTCACTGCTTGGAGGCGGCCACAGCGATGATCTGACCGCAAACCTCGACAGGCGGACGCAGAATGAATACAACAAGATTGTCGAACTTGCCAATGCGGGAAATTCTGAGGCTTTGGCGGTTTTACAGGCGACGGGCGGAACGTACTCAGGCTGGAGAAATGCTACAGGATCGTCGCTATCCGGCATCGTGCCGGATTCGGTTGTCGGTAGTGGCA